CGTTTAGTTAAATTATACTCAGCTTGCATCGTACTATTCTTTCCGGAAAGTGAGTCTTCGTCCCAGTCGCATCGTTAAAGTCGTAGTTTTCGATTCTCAAGTCGTAGTTAAGAGTACCGATGGGGTGGGAACGGCCCGTTGTTTTCGCACAACGACAAGCGTACTTACATTTTAGCTCGGAAGTGTAGAGCACTGTGTTGTTGACTGGCGACAGTAGCCAGAAGGCACGTACAGGCGGCCTTAACCATCGTGCTGTAAGGGAGCACTTACCCATGTGTCCGTATTATAACAGAGAGACACTAGCTCCGTGAAGGCCCCGCAATCCTTCAACTCGCCGAGAAACGGCGGAGCCACTAGAACGTGGCAGATGGTGATAATATCACGGCAGTCACGATGGTTCTCGTGATCGTAGTGGCCGTGATGTCCAATTCAATAATGGGAATTGGAGCACTAATGTTGTAAGTAGTCACTATCGCACCTGTGGTCGCAGCAGCCGGAAAGCCATCGAAAGCGTTCGTTTTGGCGTTCACACCAGAGATAATGGTGTGGGCTAGAGCTGTAATGACGGTGCCAGAAATAACGGTGACTAATTCCAGTTCTTGGCCGACTTGTACGCCTGAAATGGTGAACTGGCTCGGATTACCTATTATTGGAGTAAGGATAACTGGTCCTGTTGCTAAAGGTGCGGCTCCGAACGGTGTGGTGGGAGTAATGGTGCCGCCAGCACTGATGAGCGTGCCAGAAGCCTGGAATCCACCTACGGGGGTTTGTGGGGTGAAAAGGGTTACGTCGTACTCGACCCAAAGTTTTCCCCACGGCACAGCGGTGCCATCGACGGTGCACGCAAAGAGGTTGCCAGCGTCGTAGGTTTTAATGTCCTGATTCGCGGCCAAAGAGCCACTGCGAATATACTTCTCCTTCATGTCACCATGCATTTCAGAAGTTTTCAGGATACAGCAAATATCTTTCCAGGGGGCATCCTCCGCGGTGTCTTCGTACGCCGAAGCGGCTACTTCCGAAGCGGGAGGGGCGTCTGATGCATCATAGTCTGGTGCCATCATAAAGGATCCTGGGATATTGCTGCCAGTGCGGGTAAAGTACTTAAAATGGAGGGAGTTGAACCTATATCTCTCCCAACCCGCAGCCTCGTTTGAAAGCCAAGGGAAGCTATTTGGCATACCGGGGTTGAGTGGGAACGCGGCCGCAACGGCGAACGCGGCAGACCCGGTTATTGAGGCGATGAGCTCACGATGTACGATACGTGTGCTAATTTGGCCATTTCGATAAATGGTGGCCTGGCCAGTCTTCTGAGCGGTAGCATAAGCGGCGGCTACTGAAGTTTGGCCTCTTTGATTTGGGGCTAAGCGGCGTCTGGCAGTTCTCTTACGCTTGGTAAGACGAACGGCTTTCTCGCCTCCCCATCCTGAGTACATTCTGGGGACAAAAGCTTTTGGAGCCCTGCGCACTCTATTACGTTGGCGCTTGGTCAAGGGTTTGTTGCTAACTAAACGATTCATAGTATTTTCGATCTGGAGGCGCGACCTCCCTTTAATGTAGATCGTTTAGTTAATGTTGGAATCACACAGTTCTATGGCCGGCGAGCTGCCAGTCCTTCTCACGGGAGGACTCCGGCCTTTATTTAACGACGATGGCTCGTCAAGTGAAGTCTACTTCCGGGGGGCACCCTTAGGTGGTCCCGCCTTCGGAGGTCGAGGGTTCTTCCGGTTCTTGTGCTCGTCCCTCCGAGGCTTATGTGAAGCTTGAGGGTGTGAGCCTTTAGGGCCGGAAGTGTAGACTTTGCCCCTATTGGAGGGGTGGGATGTGGCCGAATTCGCGAGCATTCGGGGATTAGGGGGGCGCTTGGCATCACGCTTCTGAGGGCTGGGCTGCGTGGTATTGTTGGGCGGAATGAAATTAAATCCCTGCTTGGGATCATTGGGCAAGCGCTGTACGAACTTAGGTTTAGGGTGAGCTCGAGCATCTTTAGGTCGGTCATAAGATTTAGTATAACCAGGAGGAGTGAAATGCTTGTTCTTCTCCTTAGCTTGATCCTCATTGAGGTAGCCTCTCTGGTCTACTAAACGAAATGTACCGCCATGCTTATCTTTAACCCATTCCATAGTTGCCGGGCGTGCTGGGGATGTGTTTTGTTTCGTACCCCAGCTATCTGTGACTTTTCTTGGGGTGGCCTTCTTCCATCCTGGTTCAGGAGCATCTGTGATGTCGTGCGTCACTTGAGGCGGATGTGTCGTGATTTCGGCTCTTTTGATATCATCCGTAGTCGGCAATTGATCGAGAATTGCTTGAAAGATGTGACTGCCCTGTTTATCATTAACACTGCTGAGGGCAGGTGGAACTAGATTATGTGCGTCCACCACATCTTGGGTATAAGTAGCATCGGGGTCATTGAAATCAACGGCGGGTTCAGTAGGCGGGATTTCAGTCGTTTCTTGGAGTATTACGTCACCAACGATGCACGGTATTTTAGATTCGGGGGGTTTGATGGGCTCGGGGGTGCAGAGTGGGGCGCGGAACAACTCATAAGGGTCGCCATTTCTAACGGCACCTCTAATCCATTTCCTGAAACGTTCAATGTCAAAATCTGGAATGAAATCGAGGAATAGACCAATCATCCACCCGGAGTCCTCATTGGGCCAATTAGTATCGGTGGAGTGTTTGCCGTCCCAAGAGGTGAAGACACCATCGCGAGTTCCCAAGAGCAACTCGGCGGCCTGCATAATTTCGCCTACCACGGGAGTATTCTTATCCATACGGTAATACCCGGAGGCACGTTCTGCAAATCTGGTAACAGGGTCATGCAACTTATAAGGACCGGTCCACAATTTCGCTAAGCATCTGGCTGGATTGCACATAGAACTAGGATCACCAAACCAGACGTCAGGTCCAAATTGTCTATTAAGGAATTCAACTCCCACTTTGCCTCTCTCTATTACCTTGAGGGTATAATCCTGGGACATCATACGAGCGCTAAGTAACAGCGCTTGAGGATCGACGTCTCCCGTAAGACTGTCGTCGCCACCATAAAGTCCTAAATTGTCCCATGCTTCTTGTGGAGTGAGTGTAAAGCCGTTAATATGTGTATTCCGCCACGCGCAGTAATCTATGAAGGCGGTAAGAACAGAGTTGAAATCAGATGTTTCTAGTGATCCTGATCCTCTGGTCATGTCTGAATAGTATCTTCTGCCCATGGAAGTAACTCCCGGTTGGGCAATTTGTTTGTCCATGACCTCGTTCAACTCTTTATGGTAAGAAGTATTAAAGAATCGCAACATGCACATGCGCTCGAGTATTCGGGCCCTTCTCTTAACATGGCCGTCGAACCGGTTCCCATCCGCCAACGCGCATCGCCTAGCTTGTCCTAGGATCTTACAAACGCGCTCCGCTATTTCTTTCGGAGTCTTATTGAAGGCGTACCAATCAGCTTGTTTCATTACACCTTCGTGAAAGGCATACATGAATGTAGAATATTTAAGCTTGGTAGCGGGAATGGACTGAGAGATGTTACGTGGGTCAGAGGGCTTGAGGGCGGCCTCCTTCTTAATGAAGGCCTCAAACTTGTCATTACAGTTGTCACCTGTGAATGTCGCTCTTGCTAAGTTGCCTCTCTGGCTTGGTCTCGATTGCTTCTCCCAAACGTAATCGAAATCAACTGGTTCGCCATAATTATAAACAGGTATTAACAGTTCAACGAACTCTGTCATATAGCGAGCGAGGGTCGGGGGTATGACGTCTTCGAACTGAGGCGTGAATGCTTCTACTCTACCTGAAATGCTTCGATCATCGGTGGCTAAGCTATTTACATAAGTATATGCCGGGCCGATGAGAGGGGAGCCAAACGCCTCCAATGGAGCTTGAGCGTCGTAGTCGTGCTTGCAAAATCTTATGGGGATCAAACCGACTTCAGGAGCATGGACGACAGGAGGTGCGAATGGAACGAGGCTTCGTGTATAATGGGCAATAATGGCCGCATGCCCAGGTGGTAGGCGTTCAGTTGGTAAGCCTAGTGGGTCAGTTGGGGCTATGTTGCTAGCGACCATGGATGGAGTGATGGCCACTTTGGCAGCTATGGCTACAGCTTTGACGGCATCAAACTCCGACTTGCGTAGGGTGACAGAGTTGTGATCTCCCAATATGGATATGCTTCGATAAAGGCCGTTTTGGCGTATAACGTCAAGAACCACGAATTCACCTATAACGGGGGCGAGGTGTTTAAGAAACTGGCCTTGTAA